ATCAATCAATTATTCATTAAAAATGAGGGTCTATTTCAAGGTAGCTCAAATTTACACACTTCAATGTTCAAATCTGAACTACCTAATGCGCAAATAAGAGCTACATTAGTAGATACATTAGAAGTATATACTATAGAAAATATAATTAGAGATAATAGAGGTAATCAACAAGCTATAATAGACAATTTAGCGAAGCTCCCTCTTGCAGAGCTTAATTCAGATAATAAAAATCCATATTATATTAAACTTGCTAAAGAAAGAAAGGCTGAACTAGACCGGGAAAGTAAATCTAATTATGTACACCCTCAAAAAGTATTAGCTGAATTATCTAAGATAAGTAAGAACAGTAACCCTAGATACAAAGAGAAAGTTGAATATAACAAACGTAATAATTTAGATTGGAAAGGTAGACCTAAGAAATAATGCCGGGAAGAGCTATGCGTAAGGTTTTCTGTCAAGGCTACACTCGTGCCGGTAGACGTGAGGGTAAACTCATTCCTTGTAGAATGAAAGGTTATCAGTTGGCAAATGGGACCTTTTATTGTAAGTATCATGGGTATCAAAATGTTAAAGGGTTTAGAAAATCTAATTACACAGATGAAACTAGAATAAAACAATTAAGTAAACTACAACAATTTAGAAAGTATACAGATGAGCAACTCAAAGAATATTACTACACCCAAGTCAAAGTCAGAATTGATAACAACCAACCAAGCAGATATAATCTGCGAAAAACTAACGAGAGGTCTAACACTTACAGAAATCTTAGAGGAAAAACAGTACGAGTTCAGCTTGATGAAGTTCTATGCTCACTTAAAGAAAAATCCAGAGCTAAACGAGAGGATAACTGAAGCAAGAAAGAATGGTGTACAAACTTTAATTGATAAATTGCTGCAAATCTTTCAGTATCAAGAGGTTGAAAATCCTAACCAGATATTATGGATAAGAGAGAAGACAAAATTTATTACGTTCTTGGCTAACAAACTTACAGATTTATATTCGGATAATAAGGTACAACAAGTTAAGACAGATCAATCTATCAAGATCTCATGGGAAGATAATCAATCTGATATGATTGATGTATCAGAGGATATAGTAGATATACCCTCTGATAATAAAGATTAATTATTTTTCATTTATATATTCATAATAATTAAGGCAAGTTGAAATATCTTGTGCTGATCTTTTATCAAGACAAATAGCAACAACATCATAACTTCCATCTTGACAATCTCTTTTTACTGCATTTCCCTCATTAAAATATAAACCTTGTTCGTTTGCTTTTTTAACTATTTTTTTTGTTATCATCATTTCCTTTCTTATAAAATACCATTTGCTTTCATACCCATTATAATTAAGTTTCCAACAATGAGCATAAGTATAACTAATAATATTTTAATCATACTGATATTGTTTTAAAGTTATATTTACTTCTACGTCTTGGTGCGCATCATAGCAATCAGCTAACTCTTCCAACATTACACAAAACTTTTTCATTCCTAATGGCTCTGTTGAATTGTGTTCGCATACTACTTGATTTGTTAGTCTTTTATCTGTCTTGTGATTGTATTTTGTACCAATCACTTTTATTGTGTGCTTGTCTATTTGCATTTGTTTCCTTTCCTAGTTTTATATTTTGTTCAGTAAGTTTTATAAGTCGCATTACATAGCCACTTATAAATTCTACCTCATCAAAATTTCGTTCCTGTGTCAGTTGTTTATTCATTTTTCCCTTTTGTTTTTTTCATTTACCATATCAACCAAATCATTTGGCAATGGTTCTAAATCGTAATCATAAAATATGGCAAGACTTTGTTCTTCTTCTTGCTTTAATTTATCTAGGTAGTTGTTCCAATCATCAATCATTTTACCTAGTTTATCTACTTTTTTATTCATCTATTCCTCGTTTTCTTCTGCTTCTGTAAATGTATCCCAACCAAATTCTTCATCATCACAAGATACACTTGATGAGTGAATTTTTTTAATAGCTTCATCTTCATTTTTAGCTTTTACATCAAACCAAACATCAGTTTTAGTATAGGTTTGTCTTACTGTGTATTTTTTCATTTATTCCTCGCTTTCTATTTGTTTAAATCTGTTAGGATATACTCACCAGATTTTATTTTCTTTTTAGTTTCTGTTATAGTTTCACCTAGAAATATATTTCTATATTTGCCGGTAGTGTTGCTATAGTTCCAGTATTTTTGATCTAAAAATATTTGATTATACAAAGTATCTTTTTTTACAATCATTGAGTTATAAGATTGAAAATAAATATTTTTATGATCATCAGTAATAACAAATTGATTTGCTATTTTATTTCCTTTGCTGCTTTCTATGTTTTCTACTTTCATTTTATTTTCCTTTCGTTAGTTAATTAAAGTTAATAAATAAATATGGCTAGATTTAGGCATAATTAATATGCTTGTATTATTAATCTTTCAGTATTTGGTATTTCAATTACTGTTGTATGATCTCTTAAATCATCAAGACTTTTTATATCTGTATAATTGTCTTGTACTTTTTTTAAGTTTTCATACTCATCAAAATCACATCTAAAAGCTATTGGGTCAAATTCAAGCTCATGATCGCAATCTTCCTCATATTGCGTTAGATACTCAAACAAAGCATTTGAACCCTCATAACTGAAACCATGTTTTATCATTTCATCTGTAAAATTAGATTGTGTAATTGTATCTTTCATTTTGTTGTTTCCTTTCTTATTTGTTTTTTGATCTTAAATTATGCAATTCAATAAAGAATTTAATTAAATTAATTTTCTCTTTATCTGTTGTATGCTTATCGTTTGGAAAATGATTATTAAATAATTCAATTCCTTTTTTTATTATTTCTTTATTTGTCATTGTTTCCTTTCTTTGATTTGTTTTAAACATATCCAAGATGTATAAATTAATTATGACTAAAACAAGGCAAGATAAAAAAAAATATAAAATTATTTTGTGTGATATATTTACAACAGGTGTTGTATAATTACAGTTTAGAATTGTTCTAAGTTTTATTGGTGATAAGTTCCTATTTTAATTTATAGAGCGCCAACTTTTTTTGTGCGTTAAAACAAACGACAGTATTATTGACCTATCTATAAAAAATAAAACATTAGCTGCTTTAGGTTTGATAACGAACTATTATCACTAATCTAAAAAAGATATATATATAGAACAACAAACTATTTTTTGTAAATCTTAACACCCTATACCCCCAAAAACCTGTCGCATTTTATTATATATATATAGACCGGACTTGAGGACACCCTTACATCCAGCCACCCCTTTATACACAAACACTTTTTTAGTTTTATTTTTTTTCAAATGCACTAAATGTAGTACATGGATTACTTTAGTATGGATGATTTAGATTCAGTTGCTTACATTGAAGAAGGTACAAACAACGTAATAATTAAGTTTTACAACTTCCCCAATAAGACAACTGCTGATTTATTTATTACTTATGCTATGATTAGCATGGGTTTTGACTATCAACCTATTAGTAGTATGAAGTCTGACAGAATACATTAAGCATGGATATTAAAATACCCTACACACCAAGGAAGCATCAAGCCTACTTGCACAAACAAATAGACAATCACAGATGGAATGTACTGGTATGCCACAGAAGGTTTGGCAAGACAGTATGTATGATCAACCACCTAATTAGGTCAGCATTGCTGTCCCAAAATAAAAACCCTAGGTATGCCTACATTGCACCCACCTTCAAACAAGCAAAGTCTATTGCATGGGATTACATGAAACAGTTTACCGCCAAGATACCCCACACAAAGTTTAATGAAACCGAACTGCGTGTAGATTTACCAAATGGCTCTCGTATCACCTTGCTAGGCTCCGAATCCCCAGATGGGTTAAGAGGTATTTATCTTGATGGCTGCGTTATTGATGAGTACGCAAACGTAAACAGCAAGTTGTTTCCAGAAATAATTAGACCGGCACTATCTGACAGAAAGGGTTACTGCGTATTTATAGGTACACCTTCTGGTATGCAGAACAACTTTTACGAATTGTACCAACACGCACAAGGTGCGGATGATTGGTTTCACTACAAAGCTAAAGCTAGTGATACAAAGATAGTTGATCAAGATGAATTAGATA